TTCTTGCCAATCTTCTTGGCTTGTGCAGTCAGTACCTGGTCATATATCAATTTGTGGTATTCTCCACCTATATCCAGGTCTAGACCTTTTAATGTTTGATATGTAATATGCTCTGCACCAGCCTGGGTTGCATGAATTGCTTCCTGTTTCAAAAGTTTATTAGCTGGTTCTTTACCAATATAGTCAACTAGCTTTTCTGGAGTAACATCAAATTCAGTTATAACTTTACTTCCATCTTTGTCATACGCATTTAAAACTCCATTACTATTATATTCAATTTTTGAAATCTGCTTACTTACCTTATACCTCTCTGCACTCTGCTTCCCTGTTACCCAGGCAATGCTGTCAAATCCATTGTCAGATCCCCACCGGATCATGCGCTTCAGTGCCAGGTTGGTCCACTGGTGGGTGTCTGTGACAAATGGGCCTCGTGCTACTCCAGTTCCACCTTCACGAATTAATGTTTTAACTTCTTCTTCTCTTGCTATTTTTTTATCAAAAATTAAACCTAATTCATCATATTCTTTCATAATTTCTGCAGCCTTATCCATCTCATTTGCATTCAATGCTGCGTGTTGCCTGTCTGTAATTTTCCCTAATTGGTCATCCATTTTGGGGATCTCTCCCTGTAATATCTCCAATTCCTTTTGAAGTTCAGGTAGATCCTTTGCAAACCCCTCTGCTTCCCCCTTATGCGCCCAATCACCCTGGATCTCTTCAATGAACAGCACCTTGTTGCCATCTGGATCTACACGCTCATTGAAGCGTATGTGTGCAACTACATCGTTTTCCTCAAAGTGTCCTCCGGTGTACCTGGGTTTGGGTTCTGGTTGTGTGTTTAAGACATTCTGTAATGCTGATTCCTGGGAAATAGTAGTATCACCAGGATAAGCCTCAGTTCCTCTTAGTATTTTAGGTCTTTTAGCTTTACCTTCTGGAGTTTTGAACCACCAAAACTTATCAACTTTATCTTTATCACTTGGAAAGAAAGATTCAATGTGCATTCCCCCCTCTGCTTCATCTGCAGAAATAGGTACAACATTCTCTTTGGTCCAGGGTACTTTCTTTGGTGGAACCATCAGCACCAGTTCCCTGTAGTTCTCTCCACCAGGAAGCTGCCAGGAAGGACTGCCAAATTTGACATTACCAGGTATATCAGTAGAACGTAGTGTCCCATAAACCCCTTCATAAAATGTGTCAATGTAATTCTGGTCATCATACCCATAGCCTTCAAACCACTCATCCAGCTGCTCTCTTACTGCACCATCACCTTCTCTGTATCTTTCAATTAAAGGTTGTATTTCATCCCTCATATTATAAAGTCCTTCATTATTTGACATAACCAGCTCAAGCTCATCTGCAGTTCTCTCCCTGGCAAGTGTTCTAAATTCTGCATCACTTGTTTTATCACTCCTCAAAACCTCCCTTACCTCAATCTGGTTCTGCTGGAAAAACTCTTCAATTTCTGCCTTTGATACTTCACCCTTCTTGGTCTTGATCCATTCGTTGAATCCGGTCCACTCCAGCTCATCTTTATTAACACCCCTTCCCTCCAGCTGAGAACGCACCTTGTTTGCTGGTATTGTTTCTTTGGCAATATCGGCTGCAGCCTTTTGTCCTGGTGAAGTGAAAATTGGTTTTGCATCTGCTGCTTTGCTGGCTTTTGTGATCTGCCTTGCAGTTGTTCCTGCTGCTCCTCCTACCATTATTGGATCTACAATACCAGCTGCTAACCTCGCCATAAATTCTGCATCAGTTCCAGTGGTGGGTGGAATATAACCAACTTTTTCTCCTACTCTCTCCAGGTGCTTGTATCCCAGTGCTGGTTCTCTCAGACCTCTCTGTAACTGATCTATCTTCAGATCCTTCTCAAGATTGTAACCTGTCAACTCTGGACCTGGCATAATGCTTTTTAGACCCTCAACTCCATAGTCCAGGATCAATCCTGCAATATCTGTTGCTGCACCAGGTATATCTGCATACCATGCCCTGGCTGCGCCTGCTGCTATTGCCTGTCTCAGCTCTGGTGTCATTTTTTTGGTACTAATTACAGTTTCAAGGTTCTTTTTAACATCTTTAACTGCATCTGCAACTGGATCGGGAGCCGGTGGACGTTCCGCAAGCATCTTCCTGGCATTTTGTTTCTGCATAGAACGCATCAAAGGATGCATTGGTTTGTATTTTTGTGCTGCTTGTGCCATAGTTAATTTATTGTCTCATAAACAGGATCGGGACCATGTTCATCCCACCAATTACTCACATCACCCACTATTTTTGCCTCTGCTGCTTCTTCCATTCGCTGCTCCTCACGCTTAAACCACTCATCTGAGCCTAAAAGCGGCTGGAATGTCTCTGCCTGGTGCAGGAAGGCCAGGCTCTCTCGCCAGACATATAATAACGCGTCACACGCGTGATTTTCGCAGTCGCTGCGCTCTATAAATCGCCCCTTAGTGCGCTCATTTAGATCCCATTCCAGCAATTCCAGCTCATCTATCAGCAGCTGGTTCTCCTCTGTGTCCAGAATCTGCAGCGAACCCTTCTTAAAGTCTGAATTAAGCAGCTCAATGTGATCGTGTTTCGCACGTTTCTGAGCTGGTAAAATGTTGAGCGAAAAACGCTTTGACATTTCCTCAACCACCATTTTTCCAAGACCACCTGTGTCTGCAACAATACGCTCAAACTCATATTCGTTATCGAGCCACCTAATCTTCTTGCCAATATCGTCACTCGTGAGGTGAGTGAACTTACTAACCTCCAGGACATACGTTTCTGGATGAATGTCACTCCAACAGATAACAACAAATGCAGTAGAATCAATGAACCCCAGATCAATGCCGAGAGCATAATGCCAATCCACATCCGGCAGCTCTTCAGCCAGGTTCCGCACCTTGTTAAACTGGTAAACCAGGCTGTTTTCATCACGAACCCACTCTCCCTTGTACTCACGCCTAAATGTTGCATCACTCTCAGACCAGTGATTCTCAACCTTCTTCCTGTCCAGCCACTCCCTTGCTCCAGGTAAATGCGGATTGTCCATCAATGTCCAGGCGTGCTGCTGCCAGGGACTCTTCTCTAAATTATCGCAGTCATAGTAAAATCCTGCAGCTGATGCAGCTGGTGTCCCAAACATCCAGATTGCACCGTCTAAGTCCAATGAAGCAGGTTCTAAAATATCATCAATTAATGTGGCTAAAGTGGAACTCTTGATACTCTGTGCTTCATCAATTACTGCTAAAGCGTATTTAGGTCCGCGGAACTTCTCAATCTCATTTGCATCCTGGCAGCCTCCCATTATGATCTGGGAACCATTGGGGAACCTGACCGTTAAACTGTTCTCCAGGAACTCCATTCCAAATGCAAACTGTCATTGTCCATCAATGTCCAGGCGTGCTGCTGCCAGGGACTCTTCTCTAAATTATCGCAGTCATAGTAAAATCCTGCAGCACTTGCAGCTGGTGTTCCAAACATCCAGATTGCACCGTCTAAGTCCAAACTTGCTGGTTCTAAAATATCATCAATTAAAGTGGCTAAAGTGGAACTCTTGATACTCTGTGCTTCATCAATTACTGCTAAAGCGTATTTAGGTCCGCGGAACTTCTCAATCTCATTTGCATCCTGGCAGCCTCCCATTATGATCTGAGAACCATTGGGAAACCGGACCGTTAAACTGTTCTCCAGGAACTCCATTCCAAAAGCAAACTGTCTCTCAATCTCCCTCAAAGTGGTCCAGACAATACGCCTTGCATTCTTGATTGACAGGGTGATATATGGAACCAGCAAATTGTCATTATTCACTGCTGCAGAAATTAACCCCACTGCAGCCAGATGCGTTTTCCCTGCACGCCTGGAACACCTCGCTAATTTCTTTTTTTTGGGGGAATCTAAAAATACTTTCTGAAATGGATGCAGAGAATTTTCCAAACCTGCACATAGTTCCTTCAGCTTGTTGCGTACCTGGTCCCTAGCCCGCTTTCTTCGGACGGCCTCTTCCACCAGAAGACGCTTTTCCCTGTTCCAGTTCAGATCGTTTGCTGCTTCCCTGCGCTGCCTTTTTAGTGGATTGCCCGCCATATTCTTCCATAGATTGTACGTTGTTTAAAGGAACCAACCTGGTGTGACTCACACCCTGCACATTGCGCTTCACACAAATCATTCCCTCTGTGTAGAAAAGTTTAGTATCAGTGCCGTTCTTCTCTCCACGCAAAAGTATCTCAGAAGTGCCTCCTGGCATCTGCAAGATCCTCAGTAAATGTACTCGCTCAAGTTCCATAAATCATCCTGTAAGGGTTCCATAAAAAACGGACTCCAGGGAATGCAACAAACAAACTCTGTGTCCGGTGTGAAGTGATAACATTGCTGCCAGGCAAGTCTGCTGACCTCAATAAACACCCGCCTATCCCAAATCCACGGAATGCACTCTTTACATAGATAAAATGCAACAAATTATCATCGGTGCAGATATAACCCCACACCGTATCGGGATCATCTGGATCACACCCAAGCGTGATGGTGGAATTGCGGATTATTTTTTTGAGGAGTGTGTCGTGTTCATAAATCAGTAAGGGGTGGGGTAGGGGTGGAGTATGGTGGGGGGTGCTGAAATTCCAGGGAGGCTCTGCTGCAACGGTTTTGCACCAGGAATCCAGCACAAAGCGCAGCGCACGCTCATCCGGTTCAATCTTACGTAAAAGCACACCAATTCTTTCAGTATTACGGACCGTGGGATAAACAATCCCGAGGTTGGCAGGTGAACTCTTTGTTATTGTTGAACTTTTCTCAGTCATAACCCCAATGTCTGTACAATGTCTGTACCATTTGTGTAATATCACAACTCATGGATGTTGATAAACATCATATGTACGTTAACGTACATTATCGCACATATAAAATTTATCATTATTCTTCTATTTGTTGTGCGTTTACAACTTTGAGTAGTGCAGGATCATCCCTGAGTTCACTAAGCAGCTCAGAATCGCTAATTCTAGAGAGATTAACCTGTATTTTAGCCACATTCTGGAGATCATTAGCCCACTGATCCGCTGCGCGGTTCTTCAGGTAAAACATGGTAGCATGAGTGTTTCCAGACTCTGCCTGGTCCCTCAAGCATCCGGTCATATTCCTAATACCACGCGCCTGCCCGCGTGTAAGAGCAGATTGCAAAGCCCCAGATTTAACCTTATTGCGATACAACGTACTGGGATTCACACCAAGGCACAGTGCAGTCTGTTCCAGGTTTAAGCCTAACGCACCACACTCTTCAGCTTCAGCTAATACTTCCTCAGTCACTTCAAATGCTTTCACTTTGCAGCTTTCCTTCTGTTTGTGGTTCGACTGACCAGGCGCAGATTCTTGCGTGAGTTGCTTCCACCTTTGCTCAGTGGTCTTTTGTGATCCACCTCACGCTTATCACCAGGCTTCAGCTTCATTGAGTATCTTGCCCTGTGCCTGGCATTGTTATTCTTACGCTGCTTTGGTTTCTTGTGGTATGTGTCATACTCTTTGCGGTAGTTGCGTTTCTTCACTTCTTCCTCTTGCGTTTCTTCACTTCTTCCTCTTGCGTTTCTTCAATGCAGCTGTAGCAATCGCATAGCTTGAGGATTTGCTTTTACCCTTCTTCCTGAGTTTCTTTGCTAACTTCTCCACTACTTTTGGCATCAGCTACCTCGGACCATTCCTGAGTGGTCTTTTGGTTTTCTTAAACAGTTTCTTTTCGTACGGAGTATAGTTTGCACCAAACATATCAGTTATTCTCACACTTGAACCTGGGAAAGCATTAGCAATCTTTCTTTCAGCTTTCGTTACGTTTGCGCCTACCCCTTTGCTTTTACCTTTTTTAATCTTTGGCATAGGTCTAGCTCTTGAGCGTGTAGGTCACAGCAATGGTTGCAGTTGCACCACCACTGGTAACATCGTAAAAGAACCTGGTATATCTTGCATACAGATCATCTTCCAGGAGATTAGTTTCAGCACCAGCAACGGCAGCTGTTGTACCATTTACCCAGGTACTGTCGTCGTTTGAATGTTGGATATAAATATTACCAGCTGGTGAGTTAGTGCCGGTATTTACTGCAACCATGCAGACTTTCCGGAATTGTCCTGCATCAATTGTTGTTCCTGTCACATCTGCTTCAATGTCTCCACCAACGATATAAGCGGTAGAATTCCTGAATTGCACTGGATTCATCTTGTCCTCGCATCAAAGGGTTTTGGGGTTAATTTAACACTATCACCGAAATTTGAGAAACTGAACTTGAATGTCACTTTTAGTTTTTCTCTGCAAACATCTGTTGGATCTTCAAGTTATCCTTCCAGGCTGTTGGTATCTTCCCCCACTCCTCCTGTGCCTGCTGTTTATTCTTACCGTGCAGTAAACGCCTAACGGTATCTATCTGGTTCTTCCATGATTTTTCTATGGGAGCAGACCTGTCTGGTTCAGCAGACTGTTTTGGTGGTGGTGTAAAGTCCAGCCACTGTTCCACCATCTTCTTAACCGGATCAACAAATCTCTCAGGATCTTTGTGGAATGATCTGGATGTTCTACAATGCTGCAGATAATTATCAGTAGCCTTTTGTATTTGCTCTGGAGAATATTTCTTGAGACAGGCAGCATAATTTTTAGCTGCTGTACTTTTCACTCCACCAGTTCCCCTCCAACTTTTTCCCCTGTAATCTGACCACCACACATCAAAACTTTTCTTTTGTATTTCTTTTAAATCCTTTTCAGTTTCATTTTCAGTAACAGTACCAGTTACAGTATCAGTAACAGTAACAGTAACAGTATCGCCTTTTTCAGGTTCCGTTTCTAACCCAACTAACCCAGTAGGTTCACTAGGTTGTGGTGGTCTTCCACCCTTCAATCCATTCTCCCTGCTGGCTTTAACTCTTTTCATCCACTTGGCATCATCCAGGTTGAACTGATTTTTGAAGAACTCAAAAGGTATTTTCACCTCTGGTGGGACCACATACCCATTTACTTTTTCAGTACCATCTACAGATAAATTATACTCAAATATTGCCCTGAACAGCTTACCCAAATCTGTATTATTCAGGTGCTTAATCGGCTCATAAAAGTTCTTATAAATGATAAAACTTTGCCTGTCAACATCCATGTTTCCTTTCAATTTTCATTTCCTGTATAGCCCCTGTATATACAGTTTTTAGTACGGTACTTTACCTTCCATTTCAGGTGCAAGTCCTTCAGCTTTATCCTTTGCTGCTTTAAGTGTTTCGACTGCATCCCTGGCAACGCTGCCTACACTACTTACACTACTTACTTCTGCACCCATAGGAATCGGCTCACCCTGCTCACGCAAACGCCTAATGTTTTCCTGGTCATTGGTTGCCAATGCACCAAAGGGATTACCATCATCAAACACTACACGCAAATCAATCATTGCATCCTTCATTGCATCAGTAACAGCTTTAGGTGGTGGTTCGGATGGTGGTTCTGCAATCACTGTATATTCTGTTTCTAATCCAGAACCGGTCCTGCCAATCTCCAGGACATAATGCGATGGATCACCCCAGGCTGGATTATTGGCATATGCCAGGATTGGAGTTTTAATTGTGCTTTGTGTTACTTCAAACACCATTGGCTTTTCCTCACCAACGTGCCAGACAGTGAACATCCAAAACAGCTTTGGTTTGCCATCCCTGTCCAGATCCCTCAACTCTTTTGGACATGGTTGGTTTAGTATATACGGCATTCTATGCGGTTTGTTATCATCACCCCAGGACTCCCATCCCTGGATAAATGTTGCTGGATCTTTGGAAGTACCCATAATGCGGATACGGTGCTTCTCATCTGGATTTATCTTCAGATAATCTGATGACATACTTGGTTCCGGTATTGGATCAAAACTCATATCATTCTCCTCTTAGGTTGGTTCTTCATTTGAATACATCTTCATATTCATCCAGGTCATCAATATTAGATTTGATGGACCACTCTGCACCTTTGCTTGCTCCAGTATTTTGAATCTTTGGACTTGGCAGCGTAGGATACACTTTTACCTTCCCACCAGCTGCTTTGAACTCTGCAATTGCAGCTGCATGATTACTGGTGGACAGGTCATCTTCTGTAATTTCTCTTTGGGTTGGTTCTATTGTTAATTTTGGTTTAACTTTTATAGTTGCTTCATGCGCACGTTTACAGGGTGGAGAACAAAATATTGTAAGGTAATGCAATGGTACAAACAGCTGCCCGCAAAACTTGCAGGGGTGTCTCTCCCTGGTGCTTTTGTATCTGATCCGGTTCTGCTTTAAATACCTTGCTTGAAAAGTTTTCCTGCAGTGATCTGAGCATCTAAAATGGTTGTCTCTTTTTGGCGTAAAAACCTTATCGCACTCCAGGCAGAGCCTTTCTGCTCTGCGCTTTTTTGTCCTTGCACGCTGGAATCTCTGGTAGCAGATGTTGTTGCAATACCGCTTTACCTGGTATCCACGTGAAACCACATCCTTCCCACAATATGGACACTGCCTTACAGGGTGAGTTCGTGATTTCTGTACCACGGTTTTGTTTGCATTTTTTGCGGTTGTCCATAACCTTTTGGCGAGCCTGCGCCAATCCATGATTTCCATTTCTCCAATGCTTCAATTGTTCTATCCTTGCTAATCTCCATTAGCTCTTCACCCAGGTCTACCAGGTTGGTATCGTATGGATCTTCAGTTTCCACCAGTAGATAATAATAATGCTCACAGGGCATATTCAGTTTCTCCCAAACCAGCAGCTGTAAACCTGCCTGTATATATGTCTTGCTGTTCCACCAATCCCTGGTCCAAGATGGTTCATCAGACTTATCTTTCTGCCTGGTCTTTATGTCCACCAGGGTTCTCTGTTTCTTATAGCAATCCAGGTCTGGTCTGGCCTTTACATCCACACCCTTTATATTGGTAAACCCGCTGCGTTCAAACCTTGCTGCTTCCAGGTATGGTCTTGCATATATATCAGACCAGGCTGCTTCCATGCAGCCCACTGCCATGTCCCACTGATCCTCAGTAATTACTATTTTGTCACCAATGGATTTGTGAAACTCTTCCAGCTCCAGCTTCCCTGC